CTTCCTCAATATCTTTGAGGTTTATAATTTTGTTTTGTGTACATATGTCGTAGCATTCTTTAAGCAAGTTAAAGCCACTAGAAGAACCACTATAACTTGCACCGAATACATACATGTCACTAACCCATATACGTCTTGGTGGCATAGTAGCTAACCAACGTAATGCAGGACCGTCTACAACGTTTCCTCTACCACTGTGATTAGCAAGATATGTATCATCAACACGCATACCATTTCTAGCAATAATACGTAAATCACCTGAATTGTAAGAACCATTGTACATAGCAATGTTTACTGCAGGTAATAATTGCATGATATCTAGTATATCTTGACCTGTAAAGTCCATAGAACCTGATACATCTATAAGAATTGTACCGCCTTTAACATTCTGTTTTTGTTTAAATATTTTCTTGTCGATACAGTATCTGTTAATATACTTAGGATTGTAACCAAAGTCAGCTGCACGATATTGTCTGCTGTTCTTTAGTCTACCTTGTAAATTGACAGTCAATGGTGGTTCATGTATTTGCATGTCACCCCAATGACCTACACCATCACTACTCCTATATGTCATTTTTTCTATAAGTTCTTTACGCATACGTTTTTCTAGATTATTTATATCAGAATCACTACTACTTGAATCATATTGCTCAGCTTGTTTTTCTTCACAAGATTCGCATTTAGTTTCATCATTACAAGTTTCACCATCTTCATTTGTATTAGTACATTCTTCTAACTTAGTACCTTGACCAGGTTGATTAGAAGTTCTAACTTCATCTGGTGTAGGTTTATCAATAAATTCATTAAGAATAATTGATAATTTTTCTGCTAGTTTTTGTACTTTACGATAACTAGGTGTTTGATTCCATTTATGTGTAGTTAATCTACGTATATAAGTTTCTGCTGTGCTAGTAGCAAATCTAAGTTGTGCTTTACGTAAATCAGTAATGTCACTACTTTTGTCTGCTTTATCTAAATAATCTGTGGCTATTGTATATTGTTCACCATATTCATAGTAGCCATTTTTATTCTTAACTAATGTATAACTAGCCAAAAGAAACAATATAATATCAGCAACTGAACCAGTAAAGATTAGCTGCTGTATTTTATTTTCTGCTTCTTCACGACACACTAGAAGTTCATCCATAGCTAAATTTGCTTTTGATTGTAGCAAATAATTAATACGAACTTCTTCTAGTGCATGTACAGCGTCTGCACGTGTACCACGCATAAGCTTACCCATAGTTTTAGGTGACCATTTAGCATGACCTAACTCGTGTCTACGAATCATTCTACTGTGATTGACACCACAATATTCACATTCCCTATCCATAGGAACATACATCTGTTTATTTAGATTATCTGTTCTAGGTTGAGAATCATGTTCTGTAGTTTCAAGTACATGCCACTTATCACCAGTTACAATTTCTGGATATGGATAAGCTTTTTTACTATACATTAGTCAACCTGACTAAGTTGTATTGCGTCAACAAGTTCTGCAGACTTTTCACCGAATACTAATCTACCAGCTGTTTCAACTGTAAATCCTTTGTCTTGTAAATCAAAGAATTCTTTCCATGAACGTACAGAAATACGTTCTTCTGGGTCGTCAACTAGTGTTGTTTCGTTAATGACATTGTGCCATTCTTCTGGGAACTGTTGCATTGCAGTTGGATGTATACTATCGACATAGATTTTTACAGGGAATCTATCTTTCAACGCAAGTGGCAATGATTCTGGTGGACTGTTAGTTGTAGCAACAACTTGAAAACCTTCAGCAGGTCTTACAGTTTCCTTAGTATCATTGTTTAGTGTCAACATAGCTATGTCTTGGTCATCCAATATAGCATGCAAGAATGTCATAGCATCTGGTGATGCATGGTCAATCTCATTGATTACCAATCTACCGCCATTACGCCATGCTTGTATTGCAATACCATCATGCCATTGAAAACCACCATCTGCACTAGGTTTGTAAAAACCTTCTAAGTTAGCAGAAGCAGTATCTTCTGTCATGGTTATTTGATATACGTTTGGTTTACCATCCATATCCAATGGTGTGCCTTGTTTAACAGCACTATATGTTTTACCTGTACCTGGAGGGCCAAAGAGTAATACACGTCTTGACCTACCTAATACAGATTGTATTAATTTCCAACAATCAGTTTCTGACATTGTTTTCCTTTCTATATTATTTCCTCATTAGGTATCCATTGACAATATATATCAACAGTACCTAAATCATTTTTTCTTTGTACTATCTCAAACTTACCTTTATCTTTAAGTTGAGATATATTTTTTTGAGTCATAGACTCTATGTTTGCTTTAACACCACTAATCCATTTATCTCTAGTACCTATTATGTACCAGGTATTTGGTGATGATAAAAGTATTTTTACTTTGTCATCTGTTAATAGAGTTGGTGATTTACCTTTTCTATTATTTTGTGGACTAGGTGGTACTGAAGCACGCATTTCATCAGGCATTATCATTATCTATCTCCTTTAAATAGTTTTCTGCCTCATCACCTACTGCAGACATTGACTTACTAAGATTAGTAATTGTCATATCTTTTAACTTTTCAACGTCATCTTTTAATGTACATTGAATAGATGTAGGTTCCATTAACAACCAGGATTTAAATACACCAGTATGTTCTGCATGATTTATTACATCCATAATTTCATTGAATGTATATTTACCATCAACATCTAGTACACCAGTAAATACATCAGTCATTGTTTCTGCTCTGCATACATCAATAACTTTTTTACTATTTACAATTGCTTCTATACTATTAGTAGCTGGTATATCAACTTCCCATACATCTGGTTCGTGAAAACCAGGTTTATCTCCATGGCTATCAATACTAGAATAAGCAACTTGTACTCTATATATTTTTATAGGTTGTTCTTGCACTTCTATATGATTCATAACAGTCCTTTCTTCTGTCGTTGAGTGTGTATTAAGCAACGACAGAAGGAAGGATATGAATAGGGTTGTGTTTTAATCTTCCTTCTGCATTGCTTTGATACATACTATCTAAGCTGTAGATAGCTTGTAACCTACGTTCAGTATTTGGGCAACAGGGCAAGTCAACCAGTCTTACTAATAGGCTACAAGCTACCTACATTTTGGTCTAATGGCTAGTAAGGGGAAACAAACTAGCAATGTAAGTAGCTCTGCGTTTCAATTACAGGGTTTCTGCTATTGAACTGTATCGTGATACTGTAAATATAGCAGGTTGGTGACTATATAATTGGTCATAATCACCATCTGCTGTCGCTACCAGTTTGTCTATAATAGCTTCTGCTTCTTCTGCAGTAACATTACTTCCAAAATGAAAGTCTACTGTTAGACAATTGGTATCTTGTTTACCAGTTTCATCAACATATTGATATATATCACTCATAAATTTCTAATACTTTCTCTCATATTGTTCATGTCATCTTCAAATTCTTGATAAACACGTTCAGTATCTTCTGGTGTCCATGGATAATTACTAATACCATCACCATTACCTAATTCAATATCCCATTTATTTTCTATTTCAAGATTAAATTTAATAGCTATATCATTAAGTAATCTAAATGGTTCTCCCCATGCACTTTCAAAATAAAACTCTAATGTTCTTATATCATCTACAGTTTCATCTGACAATAATTCTGTTTGACAATCTCCCCATTTAGTTCCCCAATTGTTGTATTGCCAATCAATAGGTTTATAAGTTTTATATTCTTTAAGTAATCTATCTTTAACCATATCCATCATAGGTCTAACGTCATCACCATCTTCATACCATGCGTCAACAGTAACACCGTCTATATTTCTACTACCTTGATGTAGATTTTCTAGTTCTACTGGCATTGGATTACATTTAGTAAAGTCATAATAGTATTCACCTTTATCATCTTTACCTATAATTATTTTTAAAAAGTTAGCAACATCTACTTTGTTACCTTTAATTTGTGTATTGTTATATGTCCAGTTAGGCATATTGTTCCTCCTTATATTCACATGACACGCAACATACTAATACTTCATCAACAATTTTAAAATCAGTTGGATTAGTATTACATACTATACATAAACTGCTTGTCATTATTCCTCCTCTATTCCTAATTGTGCTTTCCATTCTTCGTGTGATATACCTGTCATAGCTAGTTTTAAACTAGAAAATAAATGCATTAATTCATCAAAATATTGGTTAGTTATTGTTTGTCCTTTTTTATTTTCACTCCAGAAATTAATATCAAATGTATCTAACCAATTATGTATAATTGTTATTTGCATATCTTGATTGTGATAATTTTTAAAAGCTAATGTAAGTCCACCTCTTTGGTATTCTTCACCGCTAGCATGTTCTGTAATAACGCATTGTGATAAGTCAAAATCTACTTCTTCTGCATAAGCTTTAATAGCATCTGCACTATCTGTGTACATTCTCATCGTTGTTTCCTTTCTTTGTTAAATCGATATTGAATTTTGTAATCTAACCAACAGTCATAACATTGTTTATGTCTAGAACATTGATTATATGGACAACTCATTATTCTTCCTCCTGCATAACTGCTTTTTTAATTTTGATAGCTATCTCATTCATTTCCATCATCATTAATTTCATTGCATCTGGTGCATTAGTTTCATCTAAAAACTTTGTAAATCCATCACGAATTTCATCTGTTGCTAATGCATGTGCAATAAATTCTAAACGAAAATCTTCGTCTAGTGATGATAGCTTTTCTACAATCATCATTTGAGTTCTACCTAAGTAATCAATTTTAGATAATATATCTTCTAATATTTTTTGTAATTTATTTGTTGTTTTAGGCATTATTCCTCCTCTTTAACTAGTACTTTATAAGCTTTATCTACTTGATATTCAACTGCTTCAACTAACATACGACACCAGCCACGAACATAATCGTTAAGATTTCTGTTCATACCAGCATTACGCAAATCATTTCTAGTCCAATTAATAATATTAATTAATTGTTCTTTAGATAGTTGTTGCATTTTATCATCAGTATCCATATATATTCCTTTCGCTACCTCTTTATAATAATTAGCCTTGATTTAAAAAAAAACACAAAGCACTGCACGCTGCGTGCATATTAGACAGCGTGCAAGTGCAATGCATTAATTATATATTATTTATGATATTGTAAATATATATAATCTGCATTGTGTTCTACGCCACATTCAGCGCAGTAGTTTGTTGTATTGATAGTTTGCAATATATACCTTTCCACTCTTCATACTTATGCACAAGGTATATAAGTTAATTAAAATGGACTTTCAAAGTCCTCTGCATTTAATTTCATATCAATACCTAGCTGTTTCAAATCATTTTCATAATTTGTTTCAGCTTTCTTTTCATGAAAGTCTATGATACCTTGACCTATCATTGCTTCTAAGTTACCAATTTGATTGGCATTTAGAAATGGTGTCAATGTATCAATAGCATTTCTTATCGCTACTATATCCATAGTATTTCCTTTCTATTTAAAAAAAGCTAGTCTATTAAAATAAACTAGCTTGATTTATATTATTTAAAGATTTGCGTGACACTTTCCATTCGTTTTCGCCACTCATAATGACTTTAACTCTACAGTCCATGTCGTGTATGTTTAGTGGATACCACTTATCGTTACTATTAGATAGTCGCCACCATGCATCATCTTTGAAAATGATTGGTAGTAAACATACTCTACATACCTTATTATTTTTGAATTTATCTTTCATAGTATCTCCTTTCACATAATAAATTCTATAGTATCCACCATATTTCAGATGGATACTAAGAACTTACTAAAAAGTTTCAGCTGGTTCCAATGTTTCAGCATTTGCATTTTCTACTGCGGTATCCTCAGATATATCTTGAGATACTCCAGAACGATATGCAATTACTTCTGGACTTTGCGCATGAAGTTTGTACAACTCACTAATAGCATTTCTAATAGCGTCTGTATGCACTTTAACTTCTGGTGCTTGATTATCTAAGTTAAGAAACTTAGTAACAACTTCTCTAGCTTTTGGAGAATAGTAATTAACAGCAGTTAATTCACTATATGTTGTTAATGTTTTACCTGTTATCGGACAAGTAACCGGACCATATCTTAATGGTTTTGACATAATTAACCTCACTTTCTTTTTAATTTATAGTTTATATGTCATGCTATATATACAGTATATATAACAAACAGCACTTCGACTGTCATAGTCGGAAGAAGTGCTGTATGTTGCATACACAAGGAGAAATTAAGCCAACTCTCTGTAACTTAATTCAACATATTGAATATCAGCTATACAAAATTCGCATATGTTACTTAATCTTACAGCAACAGTTCCTTTACAAATCTCACACATAGTTAATCCTTTCTTTAAGTGCTTGCCGACTTTCATAGTCGGAAGGCAAGCAACTTAATGTTTAATTTATTGTACATACTAAAGTCTAGTATTTATATAAAGTGTTAAGGTAGTTTAAATGTCTACCATATGACTTTAAAAAATAGTATCTAGTAAGTATGTGTCCGACTTTCATAGTCGGAAGGACACATACTGTACTATATACATATTAAAGTCTGTACTATTATAAATATTTAGTATGTAGAGTATGTATGACTACCATATGTTAACTTGACCTTTCATTATATATAATGTAAGTCATAAAAAATATGCTGGTAAATCTTGTAAGACCCAATGTTTTCAGGCATGAGCGGGCATTAGGGGTGTTTGATTCTGACTAAACCTTTTTACTTGCCCTTGGGTACTGCCTTTGTCTTTCTAGTGTACAGATTCTCTGTGAGCAGCTTTTGATGTCCCGGTCACCGCTTTACCTGTAACAAATTACTACAGTTTAGTGTTTGTAATATTTGTTACTATAGCATATAATTCTGTCTATACAAACATCTAAGGAAAGTTAGACAATAATGGTCGATACCGTAAATAACGTAATCTGTATAGCAGAGGGTTGTAGAAAGAAATTAAAAGGTAGACAAGCTAAATTTTGTTCTGATAAGTGCAGAAAACGCCAATTCGCCAGAGATAAAAAACATAACAAGACAGTTGACAAAAAACCTATTAATATAGAACGTAAGTCTGACGAAGGCGACTACGCTTCTGTTAGGCGAGGGCAGCATTACCGAGCTTTCGTAAGCGAAGGGATAGCTGAACAAGTTGCAACTGGCGATATGGCAGTAGTAGACGCAGCTTCCCTCCTTGGTTGCACAGCTGCTACTGTCAGTCGTATGCTTGCTGCTTACAAAATAGATGTTAAAAACACTGTAGCCGCAGAAGATTGGGAACTAAGCGAAGATGCGCAGGCTGCATTAGAAAATTTTTCGAACTTCCGACAACGATATTTTCGTACTGAACTGGGCAAAAAATATGATACTGCAGAATTTCACACTAACTGGATAAATAACATTATAGATTCTATAGAACACGGTAAAGAATTATTGATACTGTCACCCCCACGACATGGAAAGACAGAGTTATTAATACACTTTGCAGTATATCAAATATGCAAAAACCCTAACGTACGTATTATGTGGGTAGGTGGTAACGAAGATATAGCTAAGAATGCGTTATCTGCTGTACTTGACGTACTAGATACTAATGAAGAATTACAAGAAGATTTTTGTTTACCAGGTACTAGCTTTAAACCTGATAACAGGTCAGGTAAAAACTGGTCACAAAATCAATTTACTGTAGGTACAAGAACAGTTGCAGGTATTAAATCACCTACAATGGTTGCTGTAGGTAAAGGTGGTAAGATTCTATCACGTGACTGTGACATAATAATTGCAGACGACATTGAAGACCATCAAACAACTATGCAACCTGGTGCTAGAGAAAGTACAAGACAATGGTGGACAACTACATTATCAAGTCGTAAAGAGGAACACACAGCTGTTATTGTTATTGGCTCACGTCAGCACCCTGATGATTTGTATAATCATTTATTAGAATCAGATAACTTTACAAGCATAGTAGAAACCGCACATGCATTAGATTGTCAAATACCAGAACACTTAGAAGAAGAACATACTGATTGTATGTTATGGCCAGGTAAAAGAACTTTTAAATGGTTAATGTCTAGGTTACATTCTGCTGAATCTACAGGTGGTAGGCAAACATTCGAAATGGTTTATTTTAATCAAGCATATGTAGAAGGTACGCAAATATTTACTATGAACATGATTGACCAATGTATGCGACCTGACTTAGTACTAGGACAGGTATATAAAAATTTATATTTAGTTGCTGGACTAGACCCTGCATCAAGTGGCTACCAAGCATCGGTATTGTGGGGTATAGACCAGTACAGAGGTGAATTGTATTTAGTTGATTTAGAAAACAAACGTGGTGGTGGTATTAGAGCTGCATTAGACCAAATGGCAGTATGGTTACACGAGTACGATTGTAGACATTGGATAGTAGAAGAAAACGGATTTCAATCTGCTATACGCATGGACGAAGGTATAAAAGAATTTACATTACGTACTGGTATAACTGTACAAGGACATTTAACAGGTAAAAACAAACATGACCCACTTTATGGTGTAGGTGCAATGGCTGATTTATTTGAAGATAGAAGAATACACTTACCTACTGGTGATGGAGAATCTAATGCTAAAGTACAGAAATACAGACAACAACTGTTATACTTTGATGGTAAACCTGTTTCTAAACGAAACAAGGAAAAAACTGATATAGTTATGGCAAGTTGGTTTCCAATGAAGGTTTTTAGGCGTATGCAAAAAGAGCATGCTGCTGACATAGGATTAGACTATAGTCCTAGTTATGGAGATTATAAGATGACAGATATGAACGAAGCACCATGGGCATAGAAAATTTAGATATTAAAACATATAAAGAGATTGTCCAGAATGCTGCTGAACTTACATCTGGTAAGTTAGTACAAGAAAGACAAGTACAAAAAGCTAGAATAAAAGCAATTCTTAATGGTGGTTCAGATGGCATAAAAGCATTATTAGGTAATACAATGGAAACCTCTGATGCTGATTTATTACCAGCTCCTAACATGTTGCAATCTGGTATTGACCGACTTGCACAAAAAGTAGCAGGTATACCACAAGTTAGAGTAGATGTACCTAACGATAATGATTCTACTAGAAGTAAACTACGTGCAGAAAAATTAGAACGTATTGTTACTAACTATGATGAAAAACAAAATTTACTTAGCCAGTTGCAACAAGCTGCTAGATGGCTTCCTGGTTATGGTTATTGTGCTTGGGTAATTACAACAAAACGTGATACTAACGGATTTGTTTATCCAAGTGCAGAACTACGTGACCCTTACGATACATTTCCAGGTAACTTTGGTCCTGACCAACAACCTAGAGAAATGGCTGTTATTAGAAGAATACCTAGATACAAACTTGCACAAATTTATCCAGAGTTTGCAGAACAAATTTTAAAACAAGATGATGATGAAGGTGATGAGCTTAATGGTGACTTAGCTGCACCTTTTATGTCATACGAAAACAACAGAGAACAAAACTGGGAAGACAATACTTACTCAGGTGTAAGAATTATTGAGTACTACGATATGGGTGGTACTTACGTAGTATTCCCAGAACGTAACATGATTTTAGATTTTATACCTAACGTTCTATCAACTCCACCGTTTGTATTTATGAAACGTGTGTCTTTTGACCAACTAAAAGGACAATATGACCATGTTATAGGTTTGATGGCAATGATGGCAAAAATAAACATTATGTCAGCAATAGCAATGGAAGATTCTGTGTTTACAGAAACTAACATATCAGGAGAGATAGAATCCGGACAATATAGAAAAGGTCGATTTGCGGTTAATTATCTAGCTCCTGGTACACAAGTTTCTAAACCAATGAATAATATGCCGTATCAGTTATTCCAACAAATAGATAGATTGGAAAGACAATTGCGTATGGTAGGTGGTTATCCTGTAACAGACGATAGCCAATCACCTAACTCATTTGTTACTGGTGCAGGTTTGTCAGAACTTAATAGCACTATGTCACTTATGATTAGTGAGTATAGAGATATTATAAAATCTGCTGTAACACAAATGGATGCTAAAAGATTAGAGATGGATGTAATACTATCTTATTCACAAGGCATTACTAAAAAACCAATGGCAGGTTTCTTAAATGGTTCTGCATTTGCAGAAAACTATCAACCACTTGCTGATATTGGTGGTGACTTTAAAACTAGACGTATCTATGGAGTTATGGCTGGTTTTGATGAACCACAAAAAATTGTAACTGGATTGCAATTATTACAAGCAGGTGTTATAGACGTAGAAACATTACAA